TTTTTTTCGTACTACATGCTTCGTGGAGAATGAGCCATACTGCCAGGCAGTGCTGAAACACCACTGGCCTGACGTACCAGTACTTGGAGACATAAGAGATGTCCGACGAGAAGACCTTCCCGACCCGAACCCCGGACTTATTTGCGGGGGATTTCCATGCCAGCCATTCAGCCACGCGGGTAAACAGCGAGCTCAGGACGACCCCCGCCACCTCTGGCCGGACATGCTTAGACTTATCAGGGAATGCCGGCCCACTTGGGTTGTTGGAGAAAATGTTGCTGGACTCATCAAACTGGGCCTGGACGAGGTACTCTCTGACTTGGAAGACGAAGGCTACGCCACAAGGACGTTTAATATTCCAGCTTTCGCTGTCGGCGCGCCGCACCTCAGGCAGCGCCTATGGATTGTTGCACACTCCGACAGCGACAGCGAACCCGATGTCCCCCTCGATGGCAACGAGGGACGCGGGCAGTTGGGGTTTGAGTTTATGGCCGACACCCAACGCAAGGGAAAAGGGCGGCGGCGAGTACCAAGACCAGGAAAAGATAAAAGCGAGGATCGCCAAGGGCCATCAGACAAATCTAGGGGATGCCGTGAAGATGTGGCCAACACCAACAGCAATGACGGGGGGAGAGAGTGTGGCTCCAAGCCACCTAACCGGGGGACACGGCTGGAACATAGCGGCAGCGGTACACAGCGGGATGTGGCCCACACCAAGCGCCCGGGAACCGGGATGGAAGAACATAGAGGTAGTGGACAGGGACGGGAATCCGCCCCGTCATCACAACCAGAGGTTTTACGACAAGAAGACGGGACGGGTGGTACAGAAGGGACTGCAGCAAACAGTGGCAGATCCGAAGACTGGTGGACAGTTGAACCCGCAGTGGGTCGCGTGGCTCATGGGATACCCAACAGAGTATCTCAGTTGCGTGCCTTGGGAAACGCGATCATCCCGCAAATCGCAAAGGAAATAGGAAATGCAATCAAAGGAACATATTAAGGACTTATGCGCCGATTGTGGCGAAAAGGCCCTATTACAAGTTCATCACTGTGACCCAAATAGCGAAGACGGGGAAATAATAAGACTCTGCTCAAATTGCCATCGGGCGAGACACATAGATCATAATGGGGAGTACTGGAAGGACCCTGTGGAAATGGCCACGCACTGGTACACGTGGGATTACGAAACGGGCGATCTTGGCGATGGTGGGCGTTTAGAAAACAGGGGACCGTTATGAGACACGAATCCATGATGCAAGCGTATCGACTATTAGTTCCATACGTCTTTAGGGCAGATGAAGACGACCCGTTTGTACTTATTGCACAGAATCGTGATTATGAGGAAATACCCAAAGCGAGGATTCGTTTCAAACGTAATCCTGGGAACTTTCTGGGCGTGTGGCATAGTGTCCAGCGTCATCTTGTGTGGCCCCCATCCTTCTATATGTACGACGACAACCCTGAGTCGAGGAAGGATTATTGGGAAAGGCTAGGAAAGCTTTATACACACAAGCACGTTATCGTGGAATGGAGAGTCGCACATGCGGCAGAAACTCAATAACCGGAGACCAACGATCACTAGGGTCTTGGAGACCGAAAGCGACAAATACTACGTCTCCTTCGGATTGGACCTTGGCGATCTGACCATCCGTGAGGTATTTATAAGGGGATCCAAGATTGGTAGCGATATGGAGAGACTCCTGGACGATGCGTCCGTGGTCCTGTCGCTGGCACTCCAGTACGGGTTGCCCTTGGATCAGTTGTTACACAGCCTGCACACGGGCCGGGAAGAGGGTGGCACTTCCATTGTGGCGAGGGCCATTGCGTTAATGAATGAAGAAATTGACAAGATCCAAGAAGCGTTCCCCAACGGCGGCACTTCTCCATTGGAAGATGTACCAGCAAAGGAAGGTGCAGCCGAAGAAGGGGAAGGGGTCCTACGACAGGAATAAACCGGGGATTATAGTATGGAATTCGTAGAGATTTTCGGGGTTCGCTATCCACGCGTCGTCATTCAGTGGAAAGATATTATCGGGGCTGGCTCCTTCGGTAGTCTTGATGAGTCACGGGAGCTACAATGTCCGGCGATGGTGACAGAGGGGTATCTCTTTGATGACTTCGAGGAGGATGGCGAGAGATACATACGCACGTTTGCCTCTTACCAGACGAGTGACGAAGCCAGCTTTGCGGATCGCAACTGCTTTCCGTTTTGTGTACTGACAAAGAAAAGCAGACGGGAAGTGGAGTTCGCATTAATGTTCATGAATCATGACGACTAAAAAACCTCCCCCACTGCCACCGTTCAAGGATGGCAGCAAAACCCATCAATACCTTATGGCCTGTCATGATCGAATTCGAGCGATGATGGAGTTGGTTGACCCGGAATTTGAAACCACGGGCGACTGTCTGGTGCAGGCTGACAAATTGATTAGTGAGCATCGTAATGACAGGTAGAACCCGGCGCCGTGCCAAGGCTCGGCCTTTTAATCACCGCAAGAAGCTTGGACCAAGGTCCGCGTGGCGTGGATCGCGCAAGAAGAGGAGGGGGCAAGGCTAACGCTTGATCGCATCGAGGTCGTAACCCATCGTGCTCAGAAGTTTCTCGACCTTGTAGATCGAAGGTTCCGCTATCTTTCTTCGTTCATAGTTCTCGATGGTACTGGTGCCAATGCCGGATAGAAGAGAAAGCTGGGGCCTTGTAAGCCCAGCTTCCCTTCTGATTTCCAACAGGACATTCGACCAGTGGTTGGGTATTTTTCTCAATCATCCTATCAGTGCTTCACTTCGCCATCTGTATCGAACTCTTCCAAGATGTCGTCATACTTTGCCTCTTCATCCCCAGTGGCGATACCCAAAGTAATCGTGAGTATCCTGGACATGAGGTAGGCGAGGGTAGGCAATCCGATTTGCACTGCTCCATACTCTACTGCTACACGGAACAATGCCACAACTCGCCCTATAGGGGAAACCCCCAAAGGGCTTCCCTCTACTAGGTTCGTCATCTCTTCATAGAAGGACTCCATGTCGTTCATCGGGCGCCCTTCTCTAACATGGCTGCATACCGCTGCAGAATTTGCTTGTCGGTGGGGACATCCTTGGCGATGTCCACCAGATAGGCGATCTGCTGCGCTGGCGAACGGTTGTTCGCTTTAGCTATTTTCTGTAGCGGTTTCCAAATAGCCATTGGTACCGCCACGGACCTAAAAGTTCTTCTTTCTGTCATTTGCGTGCGACTCCCTGTTTCGGTTCACCAGTTAAACGCCTAAGTTCTTTACTGAGATCCCAACGCAGGAATAGCCCATCAGTGTGAGCCTCCCCGTTCATAAATGCGTCGATACCTCTTACAAGCCAGTTCAGGCGTACTAATTTCCCTGGCTTACGCATAACAACTTTCGCTCCCATCGCCATGTCATGATAACGCAAGAGCGGGTCATTAAGAGAGTCCCACTTTTTCTGGGAGAGCCGTTCAAAAACACTACGTGCCGTGTCCAAGCCAGCGAGTTGGGTCAGTCTCCAACAGACCAGAGAGCAAATCTCTGAGGAGCCTTCTATCTTACTGATGCGAGCGCCTACTTGCGTTATCTCTTCGATAATAGGATACGCATCCAGAAGTTCCAGACTCTCACGGGTACTCGGAACAATTTGCTGCGCTCTCCAGTTAGTGTTCTCCCACCGCCAGATCGTCCGTAGAGCGGTTGCTACTTTAATTGCGTTCTTTACTTGTCGCATAGCCAGGATATGAGCCATGGACCGCCGACGACCACGGTCCACGTCATCCAGGCTTGGAACCCCTCTCGCCACGGCAGTAGTAAAAGGCACGGCCGCCTCAACACAGGCCCACAATCTAGTTTGGCCATCCAGAAGAGCGCCCGTTCCATTAAACTTAATGGTTTCTCCGTTCACTATCCACTTCCCAGCTTTCATATCACGTGCATAAAGGTCCACATAACGCTGTGAAATGGGGCGGTTGTAGTCTACGTTCTCTTCCAAATACTTTTCCGCTAGTTTCGGAGTAATGCTCTCCGTCGTAATTTTTAGTTTGTGCATAAGTTCTTTATCCTTTGTTCATCGTTACTGGAGCCATTCTTGTAGCTCCTCTCCCATCACCACACTGGCGATGTCTCTTTTGGTGCGGAGAGCTTTGACGATCTTCTCGTCAATGGTGCCTTCTGCAATCAAATCTATGTATGTGACGTGATCTGTTTGACCAATACGGTGCGCCCTGTCTTCGGACTGCATCCGAACAGCCAGATCAAAACTGTTAGCGAAATAAATTACGGTTGTCGCTGCAGTAAGAGTGATCCCGTAACCGCCCGTCTGTGGATTGCCCACAAAGAACTGCGCGTCACCGTTCTGGAATTGCTCGATGGCCGAGGTCCGGTCCTCGTCGGACGTGTCCCCATAGTAAGTAACCGTGGACCGGGGTCCGTACTCCTTCTGCAACGCTTCGGTGATCCGTTGCACGTCGTAACGGAATCGTGACCAGATGATGGCCTTACCCTCGACCTCTTCCAGACAACTCATGAGTTCGTTCAGACGGCTGTCTGCAATCTCCACAAAAGCGCCACCATCTGCCTTGGTATGGCCACTAAGTATCTGCTGCATTCGTAACAACTGGGTCATGACATTGGTGGTCGTCATGAACTGGTCGTCTTCGAGATGGGCCAGAGCGTAGTCCTTCAGATCCTGGTAGATGCGGGACTGCTCGTCCGTGAGAGTGACATTCCTCTGGATGTAGATCTTGGCCGGCAGATCCAGACACTGCTCTTTGGTAATCCGCGACGAGAACTCTTTGAGCAGCATCGTTAGTTGCTCAAGATTTCGATAGCCAACCAGTTGGTTGTAGGAATGGGTGCCGACACTGCGACGTTTCATCACGGCATATCGATACTGAAACTGGAAGAAGTTGTCGCCGCAATCTCCCAACAAGCTTTTGTCCAGGAAGCGGCATTGCGCCCAAAGATCCATAGGGCTCTGGGTCACGGGAAATCCGGTCAGGATGCGCCGGTACTTGGCCAGCCCAGCCAATTTAATCAGACTCTTGGTTCGTCTGGCCTTGGGGGATTTAATTGAAGTGGACTCGTCTACCGCCAAAAAAGCCACTGATGCCTGTAAAAGGGCCTCTAAGAACCGTTGGCCTTTGGAAGTGGAAAGTGCCTCGACATTCATTACAAGCACTCTAAGCCGCTCTGACGCGTTCAGAAGGTCATTTAACGCCTGTTTATGGCCCTTGGGCGGGTCAGGACGCCAAATAACAACATCGCGCTCAATGCGGTCAGGCATGTGCGCGGGGAGCTCGAGATTCGCCCAGTTCCTGTAGACGCCTTTTGGGGCCACTACTATGAAGGTGTCGATCTCGCCGCGCTCGAACAAAATGGCAGCGTTGTCGATGGCGATTTTGCTCTTGCCAGTACCCATCTCGAGAAAGTAGGCCCAGTTGATTTTGTCCCAAGACTTCTTGAGTACTTCAGCCTGATGGGCGAAAGGCTCAGTCTTGTAATCGTATACCATGGCTCCACCATACACGATGAGAAAGGCTATTGCAAATGGTGGCGTCTGCTCTTATAAAGGGGGGCAGAAAGGAGAACTTCAATTGGCTGGAAACGTCTTCGTAACTCAAGAAAATCCCCGTGTAGACATTTTGCCTGCAACGCAGTGGGGTGATCTTACTTCCTTAGCAACTCCTTTTGACCAGATCCTCACCAACCCCGGACGGCTTGTCGCGCAGATAAAGCGCAAGTTGGAAAGGTTTGATGACGAAGACTGGTTACTGGCTATGGGAGATCCAGCCATAATCGGCATTGCATTCGCAATTGCCGCTGATGCCAACGCGGGACGAGTGAACATGCTTAAATGGGATAAAATGGAACGTCAATATTACCCAGTTCGCATTCACCTTCGAGGCGGGGGCATCGAAGAACTTAACAACCTGACGAGGGAGTACGTGGATTGAGTGACATTTGGGAAAAAGAGACTGCGAACGCAGGAGCCTTTGACGGATTTACAACGGAAGCTGGATCAGAACTGTCGGACCTAATACGACAAGTGAATGGTATCAACAAGGAACTGGTGTCAGCCGAAGAAAAAGTAAAAGGGTTCAAGGGCAAACGTGACCGTTATCTCTATGAGCTAATTCCTGCGAAAATGCAGGAGTTGGGTGTGGACAAAGTGGAAGTGGACGGCAACGCTGTCTCACTAATTACTTTTGTTAGTGGAACGATGCCAAAGGATCCTTTGCAAAAGCAAGCGGCCATGGCACATCTCCGTGATATCGGGTGTAGCGATTTTATCAAGAACACCCTTACGTGCCAGTTTGGGCGTACCCAAGACAACCAAGCAAAGGATATTAAAGCGGACTTGGAAGAAGCCGGCCTCTACCCTGAACTGGGGGAGAAGGTGGAACCATCGACGCTAAAGAAGCTGATCAAAGACCGGATTCAGAACGGGCAAGAGATCGACACTGAGATGTTTAACGCGAACGTAGGACAAGTAGCAAAATTATCAGCGACGAAAGGAACATGAGGATGCCAAGACGAAAAAAAGTGAATAAGAAAGCGGTAGCAAAGAAGACGAACGGAAAACTATCGACTGAATTAGCTGAAGCTATAGCGGCTGACGCTGGTACGAAAATGGGTTTTGAGGAAGTTACGACTGACGATCTGCAAATGCCTTTCGTCAGGATTTTACACGCGATGTCTCCTCAACTCAAAAAGTCGGACGCTTCTTTTATTGAGGGCGCGGGTCAAGGCGACATTTTCAACACCGTGACCAACCAAGTGTGGAGCGGGGAGAAAGGTATCCTGGTGCTGCCTGTTTATTATCAACTGAAATACATTGAGTTTGTGCCGCGTTCCCAAGGCGGTGGGTTTGTAGGAGAACTCGCCGGAGATTCTCAAGAGGTAAGGAACGCCGTCCGTGATAAGGACACCAACATGGAAATGCTGGAGAGTGGGAACGAATTAGTGAAAACTGCCCAGCACTATGTACAGATTGTGCATGAGGACGGTAGCCTGGAACAGGCTGTTGTTGACATGAAGAAGACGCAACTCAAAAAGAGTCGCCTCTGGAACTCCATGATGTATATGCAGAAAGATGAAAAAGGTAAACTGAAGACTATGTATTCTAACGTCTATCGGTTATCCACGATGGAGGACAGCAACGACAAGGGCTCGTGGTATACGTGGACGATTAAACTGGAAGGACCAGCGCCGTCCAAGGATGCGTACCTCGAAGCCAGAGGGTTTTATGAGAACGTGAGTAGCGGGGCTTTACGAATTGCGGCACCCCCGCCAGAGCGGTTGTTAGAAGGTTCTGACGAAATCCCCTTTTAACTGGACCAAGGGGATGGCCCCCCTGATTTTTATGCCAAGCAATCAGGGGGGCCTTTTTTCGGATGACCACCGCCAAGAGGTTTCTTGCCCTTTTTGAAGGGTACGAAGGAGCGCACGGGCAGACCCACGTTCTCGAACGCCATCGGCATGGGAAAACCCAAGCCAAGTACGAGATTGTCCGTGAACCGCTGACAGAGGAGCTTGTCCAGGAACATCTGGACGGGAAACGTGGTGTCGGGTCGATCCCAATCAATACCAATAACAAGTGCCGCTTCGGTGCATTGGACATCGACGATTACAACCTTGACTTGGTGGCACTCTACCAAAAAGTACAGAGATTAAAGCTACCGCTTACTACCTGTCGCTCCAAGAGCGGAGGAGCGCATCTCTTTTTGTTTCTGGCGGAAGAAGTTCCCGCAGCAGATGTGCGCGATAAGCTGGCTGAGTTTGCGTCAGCACTGGGCTTTGGCAATTGTGAGATATTCCCCAAGCAAGAGGAAGTGCATCATGAGCGGGGGGATGTAGGAAACTTTATCAATCTCCCTTATTTCAACGTCAAGTATACAACACGCTATGCTCTGGATAGTGACGGTGAGTCATTAGACATCGAGCTCTTTTTAGATTCCGCTGAAAGTTTCAGAAAAACATTTAAAGAATTACGCGCCTTCCCCAAGGGAACGGACACAGAAGTTATCCCCAATGGTCCGCCATGTCTGCAACAACTGACCACAACCGGAATACCTGAAGGCGGACGCAACAACACCCTTCTTAATATCGGTGTGTACTACCGCCTGTTCTCCCCTAGTGACTGGAAGACTTTACTGGAAGAACACAACCAGAATTACTGCAATCCCCCACTGGCGGCGAAAGAAATCGTGACGATCCAGAACCAACTGGACAAGAAGGACTATTTCTACACGTGCAAGCAGGAACCCTTGCTTAGTCATTGTAATCGGTCCTTATGCCGTACCCGTAAGTATGGCGTGGGCCAAGGACAACAAGCTGTTCCTATCCTCGGTGGACTAACAGTAGTGGAGTCGGAGCCACCTGTCTGGTTTGTAGATGTGGATGGAGCTCGGCTCGAACTCTCCACCAAGCAACTCCAGTTGCAAGTAGAGTTTCAACGCGCCTGTATGGAACAGATGTACCGGATGCCGACCAGGATGAAGGAGTCGGATTGGCGCGATCTCGTAGACAATCTTCTGGACGCTGCGACACGCATTCCAGTGCCGGAAGAACTCACCCACAAAGGACAGTTCCTGGAGTTAGTGGAAACATTCTGCACTTCCCGGATCCGCGCCCACTCGCCAGAAGAGTTGCTCACGGGCAAACCCTGGACAGAGGAAGGCTTCACCTATTTCAAGCTCGGCGCTCTACAGGACTACTTAAAAAGGTCTGGCTTTGTACATTATACCAGAGGACAGATTACGGAACGCCTCAAGGAAATGAATGCCAATGGCGCTGCCGACAAGCAATATCGTTTCAAGGACGACAAGGATGCATGGCGCAATGTCCGTGTGTGGTTCGTACCTGAAGTAGTCAAAGGGGATGTCGAACTACAGCCAGTGGTGTTCGAGGAAGAGGACATACCGTTTTGATTCATTACCATGGCACTCCTCTAACCCCTCGGGCTGAACTTCAGAAAATGGCCGGCAAGCATTTCTGTGTGTCCTTTGCCCGTCCAGATGATGCAGCATGGTGCTTGAGCCATGGTCAGTCCGTAATGTGGGACAATGGAGCTTTTAGTTTTTACACGCGCAAGCAAGAAACTAAATGGAACAAGTTTTATACATGGTTAGAATCAAGACTATGCCATCCTCATTGGGCGGTGATCCCAGATGTCATCGACGGAACCGTGGAGGAGAATTGGTCATTGATCAAAGAATGGCCTCATCGAAAAGACTGTGCCGCGCCAGTTTGGCATCTAAATGAATCATTGGACCATTTACAGGCACTCTTGGACGAGGGCTTCCCTAGAATATGTTTTGGTTCTTCGGGGAAGTACTGGCAAATCGGGTCCGCATCGTGGGAACGAAGGATGGATCAAACTTTTAATAGGTTGAGTACCAACGGACAGTTGCCATGGATTCATATGTTACGGGGGCTGTCTCTGTCGGGAGATAAATGGCCTTTTGCGAGTGCGGACTCTGTCAATGTTGCACGTAACTTTAGTGACCAGAAAGTGTGTCCAGAGCGTATGGCCAGAAGGATTGATTCTGTCCAATGTCCAATCGTCTGGCACCAAAGACCTATACAACTGGAGCTTGAACAATGAAATATGTTGCCTTGTACATTTTTAGTGTGGTGTTAGTTAACTACGGATTTAGCAGTTTTCCTGGATATGAGTGGTTTTGGTCCATCGTGGTTGGGACGGTGTTTATCACTCGAGATTTTTGTCAACGGGCCATTGGCCACTGGTGCGTTGCGGCTATGGCGGTAGCGGGAGTCCTTTCTTATTTCATGGCTGATCCGTATGTAGCTATAGCAAGTGTGGCTGCTTTTGCTGTGGCCGAAGTTGCGGACTGGGTGGTGTATTCGCTTCTCAAGCGTCCCTTGGCAGATCGCATATTGATTTCATCAGCCATAGCAACACCACTCGATACCGTGGTTTTCCTGTCAATACTTGGTCTGCTAACTCCCAGCCTCATCGGCTTGCAGATTGCTAGTAAAATGCTGGCTGCGGTTGTGATATGGGCGATGTTACGGTTCATGGTCAAAGAATCATGAAGATTATTCACACTATCGAAATCGTAGCTAAGTGTCCTTCAGATGAATTGGGCGATGTATATGAATGTGAGGTGCATACGAACCGGGTCATCAAAGTAGAAGATATTATGCAACTGGCCGATGAATTAGTGGACAAGGTTATGTACCAGGAAGATGTGGCTATTTGGCTACAACGACGACTCCAAGCGAAGATTGTTTTGCGTGGGTCTCACTTTGGCCGTGTAGTAACTGAAGTTAGTTGTTAATGAAGTTACGCCCAGTTCCTATCAAACTGCGCGAGGCTAATGACTTTGTTGAGCAATACCATCGTCACAACAAACGCACACAAAGAGATGGTGGACGATTTGCCATTGGGGCCACCACCGGAGAGGAACTGGTTGGAGTGGCCATTGTCGGGCGTCCTATCGCCCGTCTTTTGGATGATGGATACACAGCGGAGGTCACTCGATGTTGTGTCCTGGACGATGCCCCTAAAGGCTCTTGCTCGTTTCTGTATGGCCGCTGCTGGAGAATCTGGCAACAAATGGGCGGCATAAGAATGGTAACCTACACCCTTCAAACGGAAAGCGGATCGAGCCTCAAGGGGGCTGGCTGGAAGATTGTCGGGGAAACAGAGGGCGGTGGCTGGAATCGTGAAGGACGGGAGCGTAATTGGCAACCCATATACGGCCAGCTTAAATTCAGATGGGAGGCTACATGACCCAAGAACTTCTTTATTACGGGCCACCTGGCACAGGCAAAACTCAGAATATCAGTAATCTGATACGCGGTGCTATAGAGGAGGGGATCCCCCCTGAGAGAATTGCCTGTGTCTCCTTCACCCGTAAGGCAGCATCCGAGAGCCGGGAACGCGTCTGCAAGGATTGGGGCCTTACAGAGGACATGCTTCCCTATTTCCAGACACTACACTCAATGGCTTATCATGCCGGCGGATTCAAATCTTCCGACATAATATCCAAAGACGATCTGGACGAAATCGGAGACAAGGTGGGGTTGCCTTTTTCAGCAAAAAGTAAAGGCGATACAGACTTTGATATGCTCGGTATTTCACAGGGTGATGTGTACCTTAACCTGTACCATTTAGCGCGGAGCAAGAAGATAGACCTTGAAGAATTGTATTCCCAAGAAGCTAACTACGATATTCAATGGAGCTTGTTGCTACGATTGGTCGATGCTTATGAGAACTTTAAAAGGGTGCGAGGGAAGATTGATTTTACGGATATGATCGAGGAGTTTGTGCGACGTGACTCTCCTTTGGACATTGATGCATTGTTCGTGGACGAGGCGCAGGATTTATCCACCTTGCAGTGGGAGATGATTAGCATTCTTCGACAAACCCCTCGCATACAAATATTCACGGGCGATGATGACCAAGCCATCATGGGGTTCCAAGGGGCAGATGTCCCAGCTTTCCAGAACTGTACCCCAAACAAGCAAGTTCTAACGCAGTCGTTCCGTGTTCCGCAAAAGCCATACGAGATTGCCAATGACATTGTGAACCGCATTAGAGGTCGAGCTCCAAAAGTGTGGTATCCCACAGAGCAGAAGGGTTCTGTACGTTGGCACAACTATCTCGAAGAGGTTCCGTTGGAAGAGGGGGAATGGTGCCTCCTGGCGCGTACAAACAGGATTGTTAGCCAGTGTGCGAAGAAGCTACGGGAAGAAGGGTGGGTGTACAGTAGGTTTGGGCACCCTAGCATCCCTGCGAAAGCATACGATGCCATTCTTGCATGGGAAGATTGGATGAAGGGACATTCTCTGGATGCGCAGCAAATTAAAAACATCTATACTTATATGGACGCTAATGTTGGCTATCTGAAAGGGTGCGGACCGAGGTCCAAGACTTTTCTAAACAGGGAAGAAGGCGTTATGTTTTCGATGGACCAGGCTCGTTCTGAACTTGGTCTATGTGCTATGGAAGGGCGATGGCACGAAGTACTTGGGAAAATTGATAAGGACACCAAGTACTATATCCTCAACGCTTTGAAACGTGGTGATAACGTAAAGAAGCCGCGCATAAAAGTGAGTACCATCCATAGCATGAAAGGTGGGGAATGCGACAACATCATAGTGATCCCGGATTTATCGCCTGCAGCGTATCGGGAATATCGGAAGACCCCAGAGACGGAGCATCGAGTGTTTTACGTGGCAGTAACAAGGACCAAGAAAGCTCTCCATTTGTTAATGCCGATGGACGACAAAGGGAGATCCTACGAGATATGACACCAGACGCCATTCTTACCAGAGCCGCATCCTTGGTCAGTGGAGCACGAGCCAGTCAGCACGGGGATTACACACAACTCCAATCACGCATCGCAGATCTCTGGTCTGCTTATCTCAAGGTTCCTGTTTCTGCTCCTCAAGTTGCCTTCTGCATGGCGTTGCTCAAGGTGGCCAGGGACGAGGTCGGGGAGTTTAACCAGGATGACGGCGAAGATGCTACAGCCTACACGGCGCTATGGGCCGCGCTATCCCATACCAAAGAGCAGAATTAGTGCGCGACGATCTCTTTGAAGAGTCCATCTGGACCCCTACGGAAACGCTTCCTGATTTATCTTCCGAGAAGGTCATAGCCATAGATGTGGAAACACGGGATCCAAACCTAAAGACCTTGGGTCCGGGCTGGCCGCGTAAAGACGGCAGACTTATCGGGATCGCCGTGGCGACAGATGATTGGAACGCTTATCTTCCTATCGCCCACTGGGGTCCGGGCAACATGTCCAAGAAGCTGGTTCTGCGTTGGTTGCAGGATCAACTGAACCACGGTATGCCTGTAGTATTCCACAACGCCCAGTACGATCTCGGATGGCTTGGGACCGAAGGGATTGAGGTCAAGGGCCAGATCCTGGACACCATGGTCGCGGCCCCGTTGCTCGATGAGAACCGTTTTAGTTACGCCTTGAACGCTTTGGGTGCCACGTATCTCGGGGAACGGAAAGCAGAGGATGACCTCAGACGTGCGGCAGCGCAGCATGGAGTAGATGCCAAGTCGGAGATGTGGAAGTTACCGCCGGCCAGGGTTGCCCTGTATGCGGAGACAGATGCCCGGTTGACCTTGCAGTTATGGCACGTACTACGCAGAGAACTGGAAAAGGAAAACTGCCTCCCTATTCTGGATCTGGAACTATCACTACTGCCACTGGTGTTTGAGATGCGCCGACGTGGTGTACGTGTTGATCTCGAGAAAGCTGCCCAGACCAAAAAGCTCCTTGAGAGCAAAGAAAAGAAACTGTTAAAGGAAGTGAAGGATGAGACCGGCGTGGACCTTGAACCGTGGAACGCGATTAGTCTTTCCTCTGTA